CATGGTTTGGATGGGACGTATCACAAGTTGGTCCGGTATCAGATAAGGGTGTTTATGATATGGCTAAAAATTTCGGAGAGCGTGTAAGCGCTGGCGATGTTGCAGCTAAACCTGAAAATCAAGAACAACCAAAAACTGAAAAAATAGTTTTATAAGTTCCTAGGGAATGGGCGGCTAAGCGAGAGTGGATCCGCCCGTAATAAAATTATGGAAGAAATTAAAAATATAAATAAAGGTCCAATTACTTACGAAGATTGGTACGATCTCGGATATACTCTGGTTCCATGTGAGGCAGGGAGGCCTACCGTAAAAAAATGGAGTGATCCAAGTTTTAAAATAACGAAAGAAGAATGGAAAAACAAATACTCAGACAAAGAAATAGGATTAAGGTTAGATAACACAGTTGATTTAGATCTTGATAATAGTCGTGCAAAAGTTTTTGCAAATAAATATTTAACAAATTGTGGCACTATATCCGGTAGAGAACATAATCCTGCTAGTCATTACTGGTGGAAAGGAAAATTGCTTGCACAGAAATTCTCATTACCAAACGAATTAAAAAGATATGTTGAACATGCTATACATGGACAATGCTTATGTGAAATAAGAAGTACAGAAACATGTTACACAATAGTTCCAGGATCATTACATAGTAAACATAGAGAACATGTAAGATGGGAAAAGTACGGAGGCTTCAATGAATATGTTGGTGACCTAAATAAAATTTTAAGAAAGATAGCTTTAGCTACTGCTCTATCTGTTTTATATGCGCCTAAAGGTCAAAGAGATGAATATTGTACGGCTATCGCTGGAGTTTTAATTAAACAAACTGATTGGGATGACACTGAAATTAATGATTTTATTTATGACATTGCAGTAGAATCTAATGACGATGAAGCTGAAAATAGAAAAAATAAAGGGTCAACAACTAGAAAGTCTAAAAAACCATTTGGTATGCCAAAACTTGCAGAGATAATGGAATGTCGAACTGAAAGTATTGCAACAATATTTAGTTGGATCGGTGTTCAAGATAAATCATTAGTTGAAGTTAAACAAATAGCTGATGACTCTATAGGTGAAATTGTTGAATATGGTCAAGACAGATACAAAATAAAAGTAACAGGTAAATTAGAAAAAGAACCTTTTACTAAAACAATAATTGTTGATGGACCAACGCTCATGAACCAAGCAAAGTTTTATGATGCTGTTGTAACTCAAGCTCAAGTTTGGCTTCCCAAAATGAAGGCTGCTCAATTTGAAGAAATAATGAGAATGAATTTTGAATCTAGAACCAAATCAAAAGATTATGTAGATGAAGCAAATAATAATCTAGTATTTAAAAAGTATTTCACTAATTATATTAAACTATCGAAAGCGTACACTGATAAAAAAGAACTGGCTAACTACAACATGCCTTATTTAAATCAACTAGCCGATGAATTAGAATTTAATTTAGATAGTTTTGAAGACTACTTACAAGTTCAAAAGGTAAATTATAAACGAGTAGATCTTGTCATGAAAATTCAAGATATATTAAAAGCTAGAAAAAAACACGGAACACACCAAAATAAATCTTTAGTTTCTTGGGTAATAGAAGAGCCGGATATTGAGAATGAAGATATAATTTTGGAAGGTAAATCAATAGATAACAATAAGGAACTAACAAATGAATTTGAAAAAGATAGAGCCTAGATTTATAGCTGGGCCTCCAGGTACAGGTAAAACCCACGAATATATAGTGGACCTTTATCAAAAGGAGTTGCTACCTAAATATCATCCAGATAAAATAATTATATTATCTCACACTAATGTAGCGGCTAATGAAATTAGAGCTGCAATTTTAAAAATACCAGAAATGAAAGAAAGAGGCTTCACAGATAAAAGTATGAAATATAAAATTTCTACTATTCATAGTTACTGTAAGAAAAGACATTTAAAAAAAGAAATATTTGAATACGAAGATCATAAAAATTTAATTTTACAAAATAGATTATTTGCAAAAGATTCTTCGGGAGATGTAGATAAGCATTCTTTATATAAATTTAGATCAGATGCAGCTGGAAGAGGTTTAACTTTAGATGAGTATTGGAGGATTTGTGATCAAACAAATTACGCTCCTTATTCTCTTCCAATGATTAAAGAATTACTTCCAATTTATGAAGAATATAAAGAAAATTCAATTCCAAAAAGATGTGACTTTACTGATATGGTTGAAAAGTTTTTACATCCAGATGTAAAGTGTCCG